CTCGAAGAACTCCGTGCGGGGCAGGAGCATTTGAGTGCCGCGAATGGCGAATCTTTCTATCACCCGGCGAACTGCGGGGATGGAGTGATTGAAGGTTGGTGAGAGAAAAAAGGACTTTGATCTTATATTCTTCCAGGTCTCGTGATTGAGGAGCCAGGTTTCTACGATGTCCTGGCGCCGCTGGGCCACCCTCTTGATGAGGTTGGATATCTCGTCGGCAGCGGCCTTTTCCTGTTCCTTGGTAGTGATGTTGTCTAGTCTGATGGACATTAGCTTGTGAGTCTTTCCATCCAGCTCCAGCTATGAGGCTGTGGATTGATAGAGAGTGGATCGATGGGGATCGAGTCTATTCCATTTTCTATGGGCAGGTAGAAAAGCATGATGGCGTATCTCAAGGTATCGGCTATATTGTCGTAAAATCCATCCTTTACAGGCTTTTTACCTTTTTCTCTGCCAGGTTTCTCCTTTGGATAATGATATCCACCGGATAAGGCTTCGATTAGATTACGACATCTTCTATGTACCATCAAGAGCTGAAAACCACAAGCACATTTGGTCTTTAGAAGGCGTCGTACGGCATCGAGTCCGGGGTCGATATCCACGAACTTGCGATAGCGAAACCTTAGATCGAAGCCACCTTCTGTTTTTGGTTTGCCTAGTCTGATGATCGGACCTGGGCCTTTGTCGTTTACGGCGGCTCCGGCTGCATCCCCTCCATCCATGACGAGGTGAGCGGGGAAGTCGGGGAAGGTCTCTTTTTGCTGCTTGAAGGCTATCGGGGCTAAATCCTCAGCATATTTATCCTCCTCCAGCAGCTCGTCCAGAACCGTGACGTGAACCTTGCCTTTTGAACAGCGAAACATCTGAGACCACGAGATTGCCGGACGGTGGAAGCCGAAATCCCATACACGATAGAGGGCCATTCGCTTGATTTCCATATCGGCTATGTTTCGGAGCGGGTTGAACTGTGGATATACCGGATCGCCTTCAGCTGTGAATCCGTAGTGGCCTTCCACGATTCGCTTGATTTCAGCGTCGGTGTGGAGGGTGAGCAACTGGGCCAGGTACTCGGGTGAGAGAAAGGGGTTGTCGTAGGTCATGGACTGGATCATCTGCCAGGTCGTGCTGGCGAGCTGACCGTTGGGGAGGCGAACTTCCCTGGTCCATATCCCTTCCTTCGGGAACGTCTTGGCTATCCAGTGCTGGCGAGACGGCGGGTTGGTCAGGATCATACCCTTGAGGTAGTCACGGGCTCGGGGTAGTCTCAAGCGGCCTGACAAATCCTTGAACAGCTTCTCGGGGAGTTCCTGGGCTTCGTCTTGGATGTACCAGCCGTACTCAGGCCCTAGAAACCTACCAGCATCTTTGGTTTCTCTAAAGACTACTTCCGATCCGTTGGGGTAAATAATACGATGAGGCCAGAGATCGCGGTTTTCATGGAACGAGGCCTCGACTCCCGAGCGTTTAAGAACTTCGAGATATATTCTTTCGGTAGAATCATGCAGCTTGGGGAGAGACTCACGCATGACGATTCCGAGGTTTCCTGGGATCGTGGTCGAGAGCAGATGCCCCATAATACATGCTGGTAGCGTCTTTCCCGAACCGAACCCGCCGATGAGGGCGAGGAACTTGGCCGAGGAATCGAATACCTCTTGCTGCTTGGGGAGGATGTGCTTGTGACCAACCTTAGCCTTCTCGGGGCAGGCGTCGTTGGTGCAGGGAGGGAATAGATCAATTAATTTCATCTATAGACGTATTTAAATTCCGTCTTGGTACATGTAGCGCATTGACGCCACGTTATTACAATTATGTGATCAAGCATTGTCTTTACGGGTTCTTGTTGAATCACCCAATCATGCTTAAAAACACACCCCCAACTTATATGTCTCCACCACAACTTCACCCCGCATTGACCATCCTCGGTTGATATTGGACCACCTTCCACCGGGGCTGGGATCGCGTGCCGACCTGCTGAAATACGGTCCTTGGTGGGGGAGGTGTCGGAGCGGTCGGAGAGATTAGCTGGTCCTCCTGGCGCTGCTTTTGTTTCTGGCTCGTGCGCGAGACGAGGTTGGATAGCGAACGTAGCTGATCGCTCGTCAAGCTGAACGAGGATGGCGAGGAGTACGACGGGTTGGCTATCGAGAGCCCCGAGCTTGGAACGTACGAGAAAGCTGGAACTGCTGCGGGGATGGCCGAGGCCGCTACGGGAGCGGCGAATGAAGGGGCCAAACCTGCAAACGTGGAGCCCAAAAGCCCTGGGGCTATGGATAGTCCACCTGCCGTGGAAGCTGCTCCCAAACCGGCTCCCGTGGCCCCTAGACCAGCAAATGTGGAACCGAGGAGGCCCGGAGCTATCGAAAGTCCGGCGCCAGTTGCCCCAGCAGCACCGATGCCAGCGGCGGTTCCTAGACCGGCAGCACTAACTCCGGCTGTAGCTCCGGCTGCGGCAGCGGTCCCTGCGGCAGCGCCAGCTCCTATACCGGCAGCAGTAGCCCCACCAGCAGCAGCAGCACCAGCGGCGGGAGCAGCGGCGAGAAACCAGGGCATTTTCTATCTCCTAACCCCTAACCCATGCAAATCTAACAAAATCTTCACCATCGGGTCCAAATTGAACAGCTATCCCATCGTAGCACAATCCAAGCGAACAAATCCATCTGCGGTTTTTGGGCTTGGATTTGGCTATGGCGGTCTCGACCCGGTGTAGATTTGCCTCATGGATTACCTTATGAAGGAGGTGCTTGGATAGGCGGTGGAATCTAAGGGGATGCTCGACTAGCTTGTGGGAAGCGTTCATCCAAAGCTCGCCCACGCCGAACATCAGGGCAACCCCGGCGCACCCGATGATTATCCCATCGCTGCTTGTCGCCGTGAAAGCCGATTGGCGGGTGTGGCCTTTGTATTGATAAAACGAGCGGTCGTAGAAAAACTGGCCTAGCCAGTGGGTATCATGGGGGTTTATTTTAGCTTCTTCCCTAGACTCGACCAGGACGAAATCAAGCGGCAGGAAGGGGCGGATGTTCATTTCTTAGGCTTGGCGAGGCTGGAGGAGCGACTGACACATTTCTTCCTGCGCTTGTCCTTCTTACGCTTCTTCTTCACCATGACTGGTCTTCTTCGGCTTGAAGTCTTCAGGTGTCGAAACCCCTCGCGGCTTGGATAGCTTGTGGGCTGAGAGTTTCATGGCCAGGGCTATGATGTCGTCAGGTTCTAAGGTCAATTCCGCTTCTGAATCCTTGGGCCTGAACTTGCCTGTATGGATAACCTGCTCGATCAGCTCCCATGAATCATCGACTACTTGATCAACCGATTCCTTAGCCATGCTTCAACTCTCTTTAACTACTCCTCACCTTTATAGACAAACCCTCGAAATACAAAACGAAGTCATCACCCTCGGTCCTCAGCTCCCAACCATTCCCCTTGAGGATGGCGAATAGCATTTTCTCCAGGGTTTCGATACGGCGGGCCTGGAGTTCTTGGAATGTGTCCATTTTTACCTCGGTAGAATGTGGCAGTTATCGCCAAATGCCGTTGGTGTTTGGTTTTTGGGAGTCACGACGAACACGGCATTACCAGCCGGGGGCGGACCGGCTATCGTGAAGCAAACATACACGTCGGCTCCAATATCCTTCGTAGCCTGCATCAAATCCTTCACCGAGGCTATCTGCTCGGGCGTCATGCCCTTTACGGCTTCAGCGGCCTGTTTGATCTCCAAGCCTGCACAGCCGGTCAAGACCAGTGCAAATAAACATGATAAAGCGAACCGTAGCTTCATTTTTTCACTCCTTTAGCTGTTGAGAATCGTTTTTAGTTTTGTCATCTCCACGCTTGAGAACCGCTGGCCGCATAGGGAAACCGTGTTGTCGTTCCAGGCTATCAGCACATTTACCCCGGCTGAGTTCTGGAGGGCAAACCCACCATCGAAAAAGATCATCCTCATGCCCGAGTTGGGCTGAGATACGTCAGAGCGGAAATGGGGGCCTGGGGTTCCATCGGGCAGGAACCAGGTGATGCCCTGACCTTGAGCTAGGCATATAGCCTGGAGTGGTGTCTGGATAGCCTTGCCTCCAATTATAATGCCCTTCCTGAATTTGCTGGTTGGGGTTCCCTCGACGTTGGCTATTACCAGGGCTGCTGAGATTTCCTTGCTGTTTGATCCTGGTTTCCCGGCGCCCAGCCGCAGGGCCTCGGACAAGCCATTCTTGGTCACGTCGTACGGGTTTATGTTGGCCGAGTTGCCCAGGTCGATCAGGGATATTTCTAATCCTTGAGCCTTGGTGTCCGGGTGGGCGTCTACTTCTCTCTCGGTTTCCACGTATGGCCCGTAAACCGTGTTCGGTTCCTTGGAGTCCTGCTTGGCCAAAATCACCACTGAGGGGAGCATCGAGCCGGGGCCAGCCAGTGAGCCCTTGGTGTAGAATATGGCCGGGATGGGCTCCTTCGCTGTGGCAACCACATCCAGAACTGAAATCTTGGTGGTGTTCGGAACGTCCTGCTCGACTACATCGGCATCACCGCCGATTTCCAGACTTGGCTCATAAGGCTTTTTATCATCGGCCATTTGTCACCCCAGTTTCGCTCTGGCAAAACAATCCTTGGCTTCGAGGAGGCGCTGGAGACCTATTTCCTTCTGCGGGCCATCCACCAGCTCACTATCCATGAACCGGGCCAGATCGTGAACTCGGCGGCTGATCTCGGCCAGGTTCGGCCCGAGGTGGTCGTAGTTGAAATATTTGAGGATTGGGTTTTCGTCCATGTCGTCTCCTTATTGCATTGGTTTATGTTCAATCCATACGGCGTAAAGCTCGTCATCCTGGTCATAATAGCAATGAATCGAGGGGAAACACCAGCACTCCCGAGGCTCCTCTCGATGTGGGGGCTCGTCATAGACGGTGTAGATTTGGAAAACGTCCACTCCCATTGAGATCAGGTCGGCTATTCTTGGATAGACGATATCATTGATTCTCCCGGTAAAGAGATCGATGAATAGCTGCTTTTGTTTTGCTTGGTTCAGCACCTCGGAGGCTCGATTCTGGTTGATCATAGTCTAGCCTAAAGACGAGCCCGAGGGAAGAAAGTTTAATTTTCCCTGGCTGGGAACCTGGGCAATCGATTTATATAGAGTACCTGGGAAATGGATTTGATAGCTGGGGCGTGTGTGAGGGAAGGTAGGCCCTGCCATGCGGCCAACCCTGGTTCTATAGCGGGTGCCCTGGCATCGGCTTTGCATACCAGCCAGCCAAACTCAATCTCGAACCTGCGCTGCCAGCCCATTGCCTAAGAAATAGGCAACCAAACCGTAATAAAATCAAGTAGTTGGGGACAAACGCATTTTGTAAGCACTTTCCCCTCAACATGCTAAGCTATCGGCATTACCTGAATATACTTTCAGTACAGCTACTTAGCGCGCCCCTAACTACCTGATATTACTGCACTTTTGTTGGTGGATACATCTTGCACAGTCGGTGTAAAGAATATGCACAATGTAAGTAGTTGATAATGCTAGTGAATTTGGCCAGTGAGCTATATCTTCACACTCGGTTGTGCATGAACTATACACATTTCAGAATTATGTCAACTAAGGTACGAGAAAAGCTAGCAAAAATGTGTGGCATGTGATATGCGATAGTTGTTGGCATGGATAATCAGATGAAAACACCGCAAGAGCGCGTTGGACACATTATCACCA